CGCTTGCCGTCAGGTGGGAGACCTTAATGTAGCAGCTATAAAAAAACCCTCTGTAAACACAGAGGGTTTCGTTTCATTCAGCTAACGCCGGGGATTACTCCCACTCAATTATTTACAGAACTCGTAACCAATTGACTGAAAACAAGTTTATTAAACGATAAATTCTGCGTACCGTTTTATATACCGTCACCGGGAAATTGTGCCCCGCTTCGTCAGTTCATCGTACTGCCTTTCGCAGACCCTTCCGGCTTCGGCTGCCCGGTCAGCGTATTCTGCCAGTTGTCGGTTTCGTTCGAGAGATTTTTCGAACACGTCGGTAAGCAAAATTCCGGTGTCTGCGGCTGACGACCCAGCGCCGACAGTGGCGTTATACTGCCTGAGCTGCTCACGGATGGCAACGAGCTGCTGCTGCAGCCGGCCAGCGCGAGCGGCAGCATCAAGAGCATCATTGCGCGCCTGGTCGATCCTCTGCTGCGCTTCTCGTTCATTGGTTGCTTTCTCCTGTTCGTCATGTTGACGGGCTTTATCATCTTCTGCTTTACGGTCTGCCTTCGCCTGCGCATACCCGGCGTCGTACTGTCTGTCACCGTTAATATTCCAGGCTACAACGCCTCCGGCCACCAGACCAGCAAGCATCGACACGATAAGCAACTGTTTCCAGTACGCTTTCACGAATTCCGTGATCATGATGCCAGTACCTTCTTGGCCGACAGGTAACGCACACGGCGATCGTCGATACCATTCTGGCCGCCATTGATGATCTGCGTGACGCGCATCAGGTCGTCGGTGTACTTCAGGCATCCATATTTCACGAAGTACCAGGCCGCGCTCCGCGCTGCATACTCGTCCTGCGCCAGCAGTTCCGGCTGCTTAACCAGATCCACCTTCAGGCCGTTGCCGCAGTCGCGATAGTTGTTCAGCCCGGTGATCTGGATAAGCCCGCGCCCGCGGTAAAACCAGCCGTCGGTCGGCCCGTTATTCCCCATGCGTTTGCTGTACACCAGATTGGCAATGGCCCGCTGCCTCTCCAGTGGCAAAGAGGGCTCACCCTGACGGCGGCCGAGCGAATTAGCCTGACCCTGCGTCATCCGCCCGGCACGGACGAAACCAGCCAGCCCTGCCACGCTGTAATTGAAGCTCTCAACGAGCTGGATAAAGCCAGTGCTTTCATGCCCGGCCTGGGCAATAAACATCGCCTGATCCAGTGGCTTGATGATGCCAAACTCTTTCATGGCCGCCACGATGTGCGGATGCCAGCGTGTGGCCAGCGCCAGGCTAACGCCGGCAGCTTTCTGAAACTCGTTAATGTCCATGTTGCGACCTCGATATCTTGAAGATTTGCACGACGTTGCCGCGCGTCTTCAGCACCGCGGCGAACATCACAGCATTGATAACGACCTCAGAAAGATCTGCGGTCATGGGGAAGTGGTACAGGTATGAGTACGCGGTACGCAGCGGGATGCTGGCCGCTGCCACTATGAGGAAATAGGCTATCCACCCTCCCCAGCGGCGGTGGCGCGATCCGTTGCGCTGGAAGAACATCACCCGCAGCGCTATCCCGCCGCAGATGATGGAATTAGCGATAAGCAGCAGATCATGGCCTGTCATCGTCTTTTCCTCCCGGGATTAAATCGCGCGGATTGTCAGAACGGTGATACAGCCATATCCCGACCCGCACCGCGACAATTGCCGCAACGAACGCGCCGGCGGAGTAGACAATACCCCGCTCGAACGAGTCCTGTGTGATGGTGGGGATCATGCTGGCAACGCCGATAAGGATTGATGCTGTGGGTTTGTAGAAGAGAAGGCCGCAGAGAAAGCTGAGCAGCGCCAGGAGAACACGGCGCTTGACCGGATACTCAACTGCAGAGGTAACAAAAATTACCGCCCCGGCCAGCGATCCTAGCGCCACTTCTGGAGGTACGCCGGCGATAACTGCCGCCAACGCACCGTAGCTAAGCCCCTGATTTATTGTATCAGCGGTTAGCGATGCAGACATGATGACCACCGTTTACTATGCATGATGAACCTCCTTAGTTTGGTAAGCTCATCATACACAATAAACCGTTTATGGATAAATGGTAACTATCAAAACATAGCATCTTAAAACATTATCTTTCATCAATTTATGCATCTTTAATTTTGAAATTTAAAAATAATTGTGTGATTTTCGCTCAAAAACGAATTATCATACCCTATACAGCTATAATTTATATCGTACTTATCAGAGGGGCGGTATGTTATGAGGTGTTTTGACATTGCATTTTCATTATTTTTATTAATACTTCTTTCTCCTGTTTTCATTGTACTTACCATTGCTATTTGCATGTCAGGAATAAAGCCATTTTACTGCCACGAGAGGATTGGCCTGAATGGAAGGAAATTTAAATGCATAAAATTTAGATCAATGAGAGACGAATCATCTCTAAGTTTTGCTGATAGGCAATTCATTGAGAATGAGAAAAAAGAAAAATGGAAAGTATCTAATGACCCTAGAATCACAACTATAGGTAAATTCATTAGAAAAACAAGCATGGATGAGATCCCTCAAGTTGTTAATGTCCTCATTGGTGATATGTCATTTATTGGACCAAGACCAATAACACAAAATGAACTGGCTTTGTATGGACGGAGATCCTCATCTTATTTGTCAATAAAACCTGGCATTACTGGATTATGGCAAGTGTCAGGAAGGAGCAATACAAATTACAGAAGAAGAGTTGCAATAGATCACTTTTATGCAAAAAATTACTCATTTAAAATGATGAGCTTTATTTTTTTCAAAACAATATTTGTGGTTATAACTATGAATGGCGCAGAATAAATAAAAACAAAATAAAACAGGCCATTTGGTTATTTAAAATGGCCCGATGGATAATTTATTATTGATAGCCAATTGTTGGATGAAGATCCATATAAGCCCAAACAGGAAGCTTAACATAAATCGTTCCAACAAAACCTGTAAATATGAATCCTAAATATGAATACGGCCCTCCAGTTAACTGAACTGGTAACGGCCTTGTGCCCATATAATCATTTGCAGTTATTGAAATGGTTGAGTTTGCTAACGATGTAATAATATCCTGAGTAATACTCTGATTGATACCATATAAATTCTCAGTATCTGTTACCGCGCCAGTAGTAAGATTAGCTGTTCTGGTTACACTTGCTATTGTTCTTGCTATTGCAGATACGTTTACCGCTCCACTTGCACCTGCTGCCTTTATTGAACAAAACCCATGAACATGCTGCGTTCCTCTCGGCGGATATTCTGGAATACTCAGAAGCAGCTGTACTGATTCTGTTGGAGAAGTAAGAGTAATTTTTACAGGGATAACTCCGTCACCATCGGCATCACCTGAACCGCCATAGACACAAGAAGAGCTACCAGACTTAATACACCAAAAGTCAGATGTCCCCTTAGATGTCGGCACGTTTGCGTTTTCTGCACCGGTGAAAAGAAGTGCGTTGTTAATCCTGTAACCGTTCGCACCATCAAATGACGGAAGGAATCTATATGTTTGTCCACTACCTGGGTACCGAATTATCAACCTGGCAAGGTTGGTCGGATCATAACTTTTCCATGTGGGATAAGGACCATTGACGTAAGGCGCTCGACAAAAAATGTCACAGTTATCAAGCTCCAATATTGTTCTGATATTTGTACCGAAAACAATATTTCTAACACCGCCGTAGGGATCATTCCTTGTTTTGTTTGCATACAACTGCGTGCTGATAATTTTAACGTTGTTTTCACCATCAGAAGTTGTTCGAGAAGGGCAATTCAAAATTAACCCACCATTACCTTCAATATGCCCCCCTGTCATAACAACCTTTCCAAGGTTTGTTGGGCTGCAGAAAAATACATCTCCGCCGTTATAGTCCATGCTGCACATATCAAAAGTGAAAAAATCACCACGGTTATCAAGGTATACAGCATGACTTACGTTATCAGAAATAAGGCATCCACGGAAAAGAATCTTCTCTCCACTGTTTGCCCATTGAGGAGTTGAACCACTCCATGCAGTTCTAGTCGCTACCCCATACCCATTCCTGGTGAAATGGCATCCAATGATATTTATAATGTATGTATCGATAGAACCAATTCTTATACCCTCAGCCCACCCTGAAACCTTTGCATCCATGAATACAGCGTCTCGGAAATGTGCATAACTGTTGCTAGGGTAAGTTACGTTACCCCACCTTACGCCAGGATATGTAGTCGCATTAGGATTAGAGCTTGTGTTAGGACCTTTTATCAAACACCCATTACCAATAAAACCACCTGCATTGTGGCTGTTTGAAGATCCAGCACCAGTGCCCCACCCGCCACCATTGTTAAGAAACATCATATCATTGGTTAAGCCAGTAAATTCATTACTACCGATTATTGCAACACCAGTTGTGAATGCAGAATAGTCAAATATGGCTCCATTTGGAGCATGAACCTTCAGAAATGAAGGTATCCGTACCGTATCTGTCATGACAAATACAGTAGCATCATTGTTGTTTGGGTTTGATGGTATAACTATTTCTGAATCTACACCACCGATTACATATCCTCTGGCAATAACTTTTTTAACTTTATCTTGAATTATTTTGTTCAGGCACTGAGCAAGGTTATTTAGTGATGCTGAATAACCTGCAAGAAAAACGTTTATCCCCTTTGAAATATCAGCATCCCATACCGCCCCCCCTGGTGTAACGAAGCGGCTGTATCCATCATCTACTGTATCTGACGGTATAGGGTTATGAGTAATTATCAAATTTAATAGTGGCCCATCAGGTACGGCCCTCTCAAGGATTATGCTTTCCCCTGATATTGTTGGCTCAATAGCCCTTAGAGATGCAACGCTCTTACATTTACCTATATATTTAAATCCATCGCTACTTGATAGATTTAATATATCACCGACTGATAATTGACCAGCATCGATAAGTAAAGGCTGACCGGTAGCTGCATCATAGGTATGTACCTTTCCCTTCCTGTACATAGCCGAAGGCAGCATATCAACACTAACGTCTGGAACGCGCAAAGTTCTGGCAAAATTCGCATCAATTTTATTATCTAAAATAGCATCACCAGCCTTCCAGGCATTCGTGTTATCAACGATTTGCCAATCAACATAATTCTTCGTGGCCGCATCCTGTGCCTGTGACGGATCACGAAGGTTACGAATACGGTTGTTGAGTGCATCGTAATAGTTAGCGATGAACGACGGCTTGCGCAGCGCCAGTCGGAGAAAGCTGAAGCACTGCTGGATAAGCATGGTCAGCTTGTCGAACGCATCCTCATGCACCTCTGCGAAAAATTTCCCCTGGTTACGCAGATCAGTCTCCTGGGTAACAGGAAGATCTCGCGAGATAGATATTTGCCATCCGCTGGCCAGGGGAGACATCAGCACGACATTCCCGCCAGAATAGGTGCCTGCACCTGTCACTGTGTAATCGGTATCCAGCGTCAGCACCGTAATATTTTCGTTAAGGTCAGCAAGCTGGACGGTGAGATCTGACTTCTTGAAGATGCGGAACGTGTACGGGAAAGATGTGGTAACGCCGTTCCCTGTGTAGTCGTTATGATCGACTTCGGTTGAGACCGTCATATAGAAATCTCCGGATGTCGCAGCGCCCGGCGCGCCACACTGCAGATCATTCTATTACCCATCGAACCACATATGAATAAAACAGATCGAAACGAGCAAAAACATTACCATTAAGGTAAACAAAAGAGCTCTGGAAAACTTTGTTACGTTTTGATATATGTATATATATACAGTATTCATGGGAGTATTCCTAATGCCAGATCGGTACCAGTATCCTGTCGTCGAAGGTTTTGCGGATCGCATCCACACCCCTGAGGGTGTCAGATCCCTGGTTGTAAACTCACAGCTTATGGAGTTGCTAAGGGAGATGGAGCGAGACGGACACGATGTCAGCGGTGCGGCGGCGGAACTGGTGGCGCTGGTTAACTATGTGACTAGCTCGCAGTTATCGATGCGGGAGCTGCAAACACACCTGGACTTCTGCGCAATGCAATTGCGGCAGCATTTGCGGTAATGGAAAAATTATCTCCACGACGGTAAGTAATAAATAAGGCCGCGAAAGCGGCCTTTGTGACATGTCACACTAATGGTAGCTTGTACACTACAGCCGCCAGAATAACGAAGGTTATAAAATATATGACCTTCGAACTTGTATCACCAATCCATCCTTTCTTTAGAGCAAATATAATCGTAAAGAAATAAGCAGTTCCACAAGCAACAACGACTACAAACCAAAAAAATATCAGCGCAATATTCATCATCATTTCCATCAATTCCCCACCGCCTTTCTAAGGTCTGGCGCGCGGCGAGGAGATGTATCACCGGGTTCCCACCAGCTCGTTGTGTTAAATTCCCGCTGAGCGCGGTCCCTAACCCGGTCGTTGTATCCTGGGTTTGCCATCTCCTGAAGCTGTTGCAGAATCAGGTGATTGGTAATGGCTTTAGCATACCAGAGGTTGGCAAACGGGGTGATCATGCGAGCGGTCTTTAGCGCATCGGCGCCGAAGGAAGTTTCTTCTCCCTGAAGCGCTTTCTGTGGGTTGGTAATCAGCAACTTTGTGAGCTGTTCGGCGAAACTTAATACCGGGCCGCCGATTGTTGCCGCGATGCTCGACCCATATTGCGTATGGTCCTGGAACAGGAAATCGCCATAGATACCGAATGATCCGCCTTTAAGCAGCGCCTGCACCCATGTCGTTGGCTTTGTCATGTCCAGCGGGTCATTGCCTGTCAGCAGGCTGTTCATCTGGTTAGCAAACATCCCGGCCAGCGTCGTACCCGCAATATAAGACGCCAGGAATTTTATGGCTGGCACGGTATCCAGATCGCTCGCCCTGTTAACCAACTGGCGAAAACCAGCGAACGGCGTGGTTTTAAAGAGCATGAAGCTTTTAAGCAACTGGCCGGCATCATCACGGGCGTAGGTATCCAGACCGGTGGCAGTTGTCACTGCGCTGGTCATCTCACCGTGAGTGATCCCCAGCAATTTCTGAGCAGCTTCCGCCCGGGCATTACGCACCATGCGCGTAATCGTCTGCTCAGCCTCTGCGTCGAATGCTTCTTTCATACGCTTCAGGCGTTCAGGTGACATATCGCCAAGCACCGCCAGTGCCGTATCACTCCCGGCGCGCACCTGGGCGATCCTGTCAGCCATGATATTGGTGATCACCTCATCTGGAACGGCGTAAATAGCGTCCGGCGTCATGCCCATATGTCCGGCTGTAGTCATTGGCCGCAGCTCTGCCGCTGCCATGATAGCCCAGTCCTCATTACTCCATCCCTTATTTGCCAGGATGGTTTTATCTGAGCCCTTAACTTCATCAAGGGTCTTAAATTTGCGCGTTAGCTCGCCAATGTTTTTATACATCAGCAGGCCAAATGACGCTTTGTTTGCGCGGTCCATTGCGATCAGACCGGACCATTTAAGCGTTTTCTCAGCGAACCAGCCGGTAATGCCGCGAGACAGATCAAAACCTCCCATCTTAGAGACGACAGCAGCATGCGAATCTACCAGCAGGCCAAGCTCCGCATTCGCGCGCTTCGCATCGCCGTTAAACAGGTTCCTCAGCGTATTTGCAGAGAGCCGCATACCATTACGGTCAAAGCCCAATGCCTGCGCATTCGCACGCATGATAGCCTGATCGCTGGTTGCGGTCAGAACGCTGGTACCGAGCATGGCACTGGTCATAAGGTTACGAAGACCGCCAACAGCCGACGTGAATACGCTCGATGTGGCCGCGCCATTAAGGCCGGCCATTGAGTTAAACATGCGCTCGACCATCTTGCGCTCATCGTTCATCTTGCCGACTTCCTTCCCGCCGGTCACCGCACGCTGATAGACACGTTCCAGAACCAGGGAAAAGTTTCTTGCAGCATCAGGGCCGAACGCTTTCACAACCCCAAGATCGCGCGAGGAAGACTGCAGGTGCGACATCATCACGCCAGCAACCGGCTGCTGAGTGTAGCGCTCCATGTAGGCAAAATGGGATTGGGCGTCTTTAAACGCCATTACCCTGCTCTGGGATCCGCGGTTCTTTATCCCGCCGGTGCCCATGAATGCGCCAGGGTCGATTTTGTTGGCGCCGTCGGTAGCCTTCGTTTCAAAGATCGCTTCCAGAGCCTGGCGATACTCGATGTCATTCATCGGGCTGCCGTCCAGATTAACGTAGTTGCTGCGATCCTGTGTGTTGTAAACGTCGTCCACCCACGCCTGGCGGGCGAACTCAATCGGCGGCTGACGGCCTGACAGTCGAGCTTTAGCCTGTTCTGTCAGCGGCAAAGATGCCAGCCACTCATCGCGCCCGGCGTTGCGGATTAAATCGGCGTCGTCTACATACGGCAAATGCCAGTCGTCGCGCAACCCGATATCAAAACCGTTGTCGTTCATCTCCTGCCGCGCCCGGCTGGTTACGTCGTTCCAGACTTTTGCGATCTTCTTCGCCTGCGGGTTACCAGTATCTTCACCATACAGCTCTTTCAGGATCTGCAACTGTGCAGACTTAGCCGCCTGCTGATCGAAAAAGCTGCGAAAACGCTGCTCACCAAGGGCCTTGCTTTGCTCGAAGAATTTTCGAACGTCATCGCCGGCTTTGAGCATTTCGGCGCTAAGCTGGCGTGACCAGTCCTGATAGGCGCCTGTCGCCAATTCCTCGGCAGAAGTGACATTGATGTCAGGATCCTTGCCGAAAATCTTCGTGCGCCGACCGGCAAAGATAAACTGCTGCAAATTGGCTGGCGTCTGCTGTTCTGGCGGGATATTCGCATCGAGGGTGTCTGTTACCCTGCTGATGGACAGCGCGTTCTGTGCGACGCGCTGGCGCTTCTTATAGACATCATGAACTACGCGTTGACGCACAAGCTCAGCGGCCTCCATGTACGTTTGCGCATCAGGGATACCAGTCTTGCCATCCCGGGCGTTTTTCCGGTGAACGTCGCGCACGGCCTCTTTGATCCGGTCTTCGATATTTTTCAGCTCATCAGCCTTGGGTTGGCGGCCCAGCGTCTGGGCAATGGCTTCAACACATGCCTGTTTCATTATGGATTCCTCAGGAAGCACGCTGCTGCAACGGAGTAAACTTTCGACTCTGCCTGTACGGTCTTGATCTGGTCGTCAAATTCAGCCAGAACGTCAGAAAGTTTTGCTGGCTGTCCGGTGTCAGGGTGCGCGATCGTTAATTCTGGATTCGCAGTTGCCATATCACGTGCAGCCATCAGGTCGTAACTGTTTGATGAAATCGCCTGGCCGGTGTCAGGATCAACACTGACCTGCCCGCCAGTTTCGTCGGCTGCCGTAAATGCACTTTCTGCGCGCGGCGCCGGAGCTTCTCCCGCCAGTTCTGACGGCGTTTCATACCTGACACCATTCTCTTCGAAAACCTGCTGCATTGCATGGTACTGCTCGTTTGCTGATTCCAGCATGCCGGGCCGCGCCGGACCATCCAGCCCACGGGCCATCATTCCGATGTTCACCGGTTGCCCGTCAGAAAGCTGGCGATACGCTTCATCCATGGCCGACACATGGCTGTTGATACTTTCGTTGCTGGCATGCAGAACAGGGGCCGACTCGATGTCGTAATAAAGCCCCTCGTTCAGAGTGTGGGCCGCATCGATGTCGCTAGGTTTAATTTCTGTCTCACGCACCAGGCCGCGCATACTTTCAGGGATGATCCCCTGCTGAATACGGGACAGATCAGCGCGGGCCTCATAAAACTGACCTCCCTGCTGATGTGGCGCAAGAGTGTCGCGGGCATTCTGAAGGCGCTCTCTGGCAGTAGCGAGCTGGCTGGCTATGTCATCAAGCTTCGCCCTGTTTTCAGCATAATAACGGCGATTAGCGCCACCGCTTCCGGTTGGTGCTGCATCACGGATGGCTTTATCCTGAGCCTCAAGTTTCGCTACTGTACGCTCACCATTAGCAATCTCTGACTGCCACACCTTCCTGTCACCACGGGATAAAAGCTGATCTGCGTTCTGCTGCAATTCACTCATTCGCGATTCGTAGGTAACCTGCGGCACCTCTGGCGCAGTAGGGCCATCACCTAACGGGGAAGGTTGCGGTGCTGCCTCATTTCCCGGTGACGGTGAAGCAGTTTCGTCAGGTACGCTCTGAACCTCTGCCGCGGGGATCGGCGCTTCGGCATCTGCCGGAGGTGGCGTATCAGCATTTCGCGATGCCAGGTGATGAGCACCACCAAAGGCACCGCCAAGCACAGCGTCAACCAGCATCGCCTGCCCGTCAAATACCCGGTACTGCTTCGCCATATCGGAATAACCTTTCTCCTCCAGTGTTTCGCCAACTGAATAACGGTTAAGGCCACCAAATCCTGTGTTGATTGCGACACCTGACGCAATGCGCGTGGCCAGCGTTGTACCGATAGCAGCGGGAAGCGCCATGCCTGCGGCATTGAAGGAACTCTGTTGCGCAGCCAGATTACGCGCTGTGGACTCGTCTACACCTTTGGCTCTGAAGTCCTGATATGACTGCTCATAGGTAGATCCAAAAGCCGTGGCGGCGCCGACCGTAGGGCCGCCGATGATTGAGGCACCAATCGCTGGCGCAAACTGGCCGAGCCCATAAAGCACCTCTGCGGCCGTACCCTGACTGCCGGCGTCTGGTTTCACATAACCGCGCGCGCCCTGCAGTTGCTTACCGATCGTGTCATAGGTGTCGTTCAGGGCTTTATCAGCGTCAGGGAACATAATGCGGAAAATGTTCACCGTAGGCGCCACATCTGCCGTGAATGCTGGATCGCTGATAAGTCGCTTGCTGAAACCAACGGCAGACTGCGCCAGCCCGATTGTTCCCTCCGCTACACCGCGCACAGGTGCGGAAATAGATCCCTGAAAAAACGTCGGATCATAGTCTTCTGGCCGCGCCGGGTTGGCCGTCGTTTTATCGTCCGTCCATGCCTGGCCTTCAGGAGCCAGAGAAAATACATCGGCCATTATTCAACCCTCACGACTATTGCCTGATTTGTTTTTGGGTCTGTCGCCCAGCGCCCGCTGCCGCTCACCAGGCGATACTGGTTATTGCCAATGTTCACCGGCGTAAAGTTTGAAGCGGCATTTTCATTCAGCCCGGCGTCTTTCAGCGCCTGCTGTGCCGCCACTGTGTAGCGATCCTTGAAAGTGGATTTATCCATGCCGAACGGCATTACCACGTCACCACCATTGAATCCTTTGTAAACCCCGCCGGTGGCGTATTGCGCGGCCTTCTCGACTACATCCGAATTAGCCGCATCGGTGCGGGTCATCGCGGCATCGCCAGACTGGTAAGCGATCCCGGCGTAAGCGGATTTGAACAGGCTATAACTCAGCTGTCTGGCCTGCGGGTTATTGGCAAATGCATTGCCAACCTGATCATCAAATGCACGCTTCAGCTTGTCCTCGCTGGGTAGTTGAACCGGCGTGATCCCGGCATCTTTCATGCCCTTCGTGGGGTTAAGCAGTTGATCACCGGCCAGGATAACTTTAGAGACATCATATTTATTCATGGTCGGCTTGTAGCCAATGAACTGGCTGTACGCGATCGATGGCTTCGTGTTGTCGTACTGATTATCCGGGGTGCCGAGCAACAGCGCAGAGTAAGCGGTTGCCGCGCTGCTCGGTGCAATGGCTGACGCAACCTGCCGCATCGCGGGAGCCGGAAGTGTCTCTCCCATGTTCTGCAGGAGCTTTATCGTCTGGTCGACATTTTGCGTTCCGCGTACCTGCTGAGCCAGAGCATTAGCCTCTTCACTGCTTAGTATCGGGGCATTGATTCCAAGCTCACGCAGCCGATCCTGAGATGAAAAGCGGTTGGCTACTTCAGCAGTGATATCGTTTGGATTGTTACTTGAGATAGGCTTATAGGCACCTATGTCCACCGCGGCATTGAACGGATTATTCTGGCGCTGGCTGATCACCTTCGTAGCGGCGGCTGATACCTGGTCGAATAATTCAGCTCGCGATGCATAACCCTCCCCTGTCTGTTCCGGCGTCGGCTTCAACTGGTTGACGTATGCCGTGATGCTGCTGGTCGGCATGTTGCGGAATGAGCCAATGTACTGCCCGGCAATCTGCGTATTCCTGAATTCGGTGTAACGCTGGTTTCCCTCCCGCACGCCGTAGGCAGCCATAAAATCAGCTTCCCCTGGCGGGTTTGGGAACTCAACACCTCGCATATAAGCCGCGGTGGCGTCGCGAACCTGGCTATCGATAGCCGTTCTGTATTCGGCCTGCTGCTGCCGGCGGATCTGGTCAGCCTGGCGCAGAAAAGTGGCCTGTGCTTCCGGCGTTGCGGCGTCGAATGCTGCATTGCCGGTGTAGCGTTTATTGCTGGTTGGCAACTGAGAGAGACCCAGCGCTGCGCTGACGCCGGTTGATAGCTGGTCAGAACTGTATGGTTGCGTGCCATTTTCATGTTTGATGATGGCGGCGCAGAGCGCCTGCAGCGTGTCAGGATTGGAAGCATCAAGAGGCTGGTTAGCAGTGACGCCGAGCTGCGCGCAAACCGCTTTGATGTATGCAGCCGTGTCGTTATTGTCAGACGGCGGCGCCCAGCGGTTAATGATCTCGCCAACGGTATCAATCCCCTGGCGCTGGTATGAAATCAGGTTACGCCCAAGCGCGCGGATCCCGTGTTCCGGAGTCTCGAATTTTGCAAACCGGCCATCACTACCAGTTTGGCCTACCCATGGATTTGATGAACTCGCCTCGAGGTTTCCTGGGTTATTGTTGCGGATACCCCTGGCATCGCTGCTATCACCTTTCACATAATACTGATCTTGCTGCTCGTGCAACTTTTCTGCATATGCAGTCGCATCATCAGGATTATCAAATATTCCAAGGTGCTTTCCTGTTTTTTCATATAGCGCGATTGCTTCATCATCTGAAAGTAATTTACCGTCATCACTGACCGTTGGTATCAGGACTTCACCAGCATCTGTGCCTATGGAAATAGTTCTTACCGTGCTGATAGTACCATCTTCGTTTTTTACAGATGGTCGGTTGAATAAGTTAATGTTCCCCTGGGTAATCATTCCTTTCGTAGATGATGGCTCACCACCATAAGGGTTAACAGTAGCCCGCCGTGAACCGGCGGCCGTATCGCTCAGCTCACCGTTGCTCTGAATGAATCCGATCGCGTTATTTGCTGACCACTGAGAAAGCGCGCCATCTGCCACCTTCTCTTTGAATTCCACCTTTTTGGCCTGGATCTGCTCAGGGCTCCACCCATGTGCGGCGCCGAAGCTTTCTATTTGCTGAAACGCCTGCTGATTAGCCAGCACATAGTTGGCGTTATCGCCGTACATCGCCGAAGCGGTTTTGGCGCCGGTGGTCAGCGTTGCCTGGAACTGACCTTCTTCATACGCATTGAGCTGACCTATCTCATGCCGGCCAGCCTGAGACGTAAACTGAATGCGCTGCTGCTGAGCCTGCTGCATGAATCCCTGGCGCGCCGACTCCGGCAACTGCATCGCCAGCTCCTGAGCCTTTGCGTCAAAGAGCTGGGTGTATTCCTGCCCCTTGCCGAGGGCATTTTTACCCTGCAGGTTAAGCAGGCCATTCTGCGGGTTGGTCATCAGATCGCTTGCGGTCTGCGTCAGTTGCAGCGATGCATCCTGTGCCATAGCGACATCTGCGCGCTGTTTAGCCTGGCCGAATACGTCAAGCGCCTGGCTTCCTGTGCTCAGCAGCGCATCGCCGGCGTTTGGTTGATCGAATGCCTGAAATCCCTGAGTGGAAACACCGCGGCTTTCAACCTGACGCCCGGCGACTGTTGGTACAACTGGCATAGTTCTCTCCTTATCGACCGGTAGGCGTGCCGATGGCAGCAGAAATTGGTGCGGCCTTACTCTGCGTGAACGGGTTCCAGGTTCCGCCGAATGACTGATAAGCGCCATAGGCTTTCAGCGGCGCAGTAAGCAGCGTTGTCGCCGCGCCGATAGTTCCTGAGCTTTTAGCCGCGCTTGCCTGCGCTTCATAGTTAGCCGCCTGCGTCTGATATCCGTATGCTTCTCGCTGAGCATTATTGACGGTAGTAAGAGCATCCAGTGCTCCAAACTGCGCCGTATCCCCGAAGATATCCAGCGCAGATCCTGAGCTCATATCAGCACCAGTTGCGCCCATTATTGCCGCCTGCGTGCCCTGCCGCTGCCGGGTCTCACGACGGCGCTGATCAGCCTCCGCGTTACCGCGATTTATGGCGTCATTAGCCTGGGCAGTTGCAACATCAGCATTCTGCTGAGCAACCGCGGCAGTATATTTACCCTGCTGATACTGGTTATATGCAGACAGGCCGCTGAGCGCTAAAGTCGCGCCCGCGGCGATAGTCGGATCACACATCAGTTTTTCTCCATGTAAAAGCGGTGGAACGGCAGGCCGAGCACACCATATGGCGCCGGGTCTTCCAGGGTAAAACCGAGCCAGTGCAGCCACGCTTTTGCGACGTGGTTACGGGCATCGACATAATTTTCGAGATACGGATAGACTGACAGCATTGCAGCAACCACCTTCCGGCAGCGGCGCAGAAATGTGCGCTGATAGCGCTCCAGATCATCCGTGCCGACAAGCCAGGGGATCCCGCTGCCGCCAATCATTGAAGCGGGCGCCACGCCAAAGACGGTGACAACGCGGCCGTTTATCAAGCCGGCACAACAGAAGGTTGAGGTGCGAAGACCACATTCCAGAACACGGGCAGCACTCCAGCCATTCGTGGCGGCAAACTCTTCGATGTCGGCCAGGCGCACGCGGGGGATAATTTCAGCGATGTGCTCTGCGGTGGCCGGGACTATCTGGGCGTTAATCATTAAAAGCCTCCCACGGTAATGCGGGGGATCACCGCCAGCACAGAAAGCGGCAGCGGATCAGTCTGACGGATTTTTACCCGCCCATTTTTATCCCAGTTGCTGTCGAGTTTGACCTCTACTTTGCCTGTGGCGTCATCAACCGGATCGTCGTAAAACTCGAACTCGCGCTGAGGATATTCGTACCACTGGCCACCTGGAGTTGATGCCCAGATGCCTCGGCTGGCGTTGACCACCAGCGTCACTGAATTGATCAACTGTTTCTTATCGAGCAGCGTCTCCTGCCCGTTAATATTGATGTCCAGGGTTTCAAACTGGGCGTTAATCGGCAGGCCGATGTGGACCACTGCGCCGGGTTTCTCCAGCGTAACGGCGCCGCCGGTGACGACTTTCTGCGGCTCTACACTGGCGTCGGACAGTACATTGACGGTCTGTCCTTCAAGGTGATCGAGTCCGGCGAATGTCTGGCGGGCCATATACCAGTTAGTGGTGGCGGTATTGCGCAGGACAGGAGGAATATTCCTGTTGGCTGTGACGGTTACCGAGTTGCCGCTTTCAACCGAAATAATGTCGCAGCGCAGCTGCATGGCAACGGCGCTACCATCTTCAGGATCGGTTCCTGTGTAGGGGAACTGGATCTGTGCGCCGACGTCTCCCGCGGTAAAATAGCTGGCCCCGCTCATCGTCAGGGTATACGGCACCTGATAACTCCAGTCCCCGCTTCCACCGCTGATAGTGGCCGCCCGGCTGCTGGCATTGCGTCCGTCATAGGTCAGTCCGCTGTCGACAAAGAAAGCGTCAAGGTCATCGGTAAACTGTCGGCTTGCCAGCCTCTCGATATAGCGTTTTGTCTGGCCGTTGATGGTGCGGTTAACCACGAAATAGATCGCATCCTCGCTGCCTTCACTGATACCGCAAGTGCTCTCATATTTCCCGGCACTGGATTGCGGAGACCAGGCGAATACCTGTTGATCACGCAGATAGGTCAGCACCAGCAATTTCCCATCGTCGCGCACGCAGAACGCGCTGGAGAACGGGACAATACAAAACGCCCAGTCGACAATGCTGCGCTTCTGGAAAAGGTGATTAGCGAGGATTGTCAGGTCGTTGCCCTGGAATCCATCAACATCAAACGAGTAGGCCAGATCCCGCACGACGCTGCCCTTCTCCTGGATAAAGAGCGCAATATTCGAAACCGCGATAGGAGGCACATCGCTGCAGCCGTTTGAGCCCTGAGAACTCAGGGAGAATGCAGAAGGCGTAAGCACTTTATTCTGGTCACCGGTCACAACAAACTCACCGCCGGAGGTCAGAACAACCAGCGATCCGACATCGATAAGGTGACGAATTTCGTTAACCTGCCGGCCAGCGTAGGTATAAACGATCCTGTCATCATCCTGCGTCGGGTTGCTCTTGCCGAAGTCTTTATAGTCACCGGTACGGCTGGCCCAGATGGTTTGCGGATACGCAGGGGATGCAGCGAAGTACAGCCTCTGCTGGTAGTAGACGACCGTCGCCGGATAGCCATTGACGCTGTTCCACGCATAGCGCGCCCACTTGTAGCTGGCCTTGTCAGCACCGACAACGTTCTCAGGGATACGAGAAACCACATCAGCGGTTGCAGTCAGCCCGTCACCGGCGACGGCAGTGATCCGCACAATGCCAAAACCACTATGCAGGTATTCCCACTGCACGCCTGTATCATCATCGCCGGTTCCGCCCCAGCCATCCCACGCCATACCTTCGGTGTGTGATGGGCGTAACGTCCCGGTTTTTCCTTCGGTATTGGCGCGATAGTAGTTGCTGTCGGCGCGCCGGATATCCTCGATCGAGGTGCTCTTGCTGGTTTCCCATACTGGTACAGAGTCAACGGCTGGCTGCTCGAGGTAGAACAGCTTTCCGACCTGCTCGGCGCCGAATATTGCAGAGCTCGAGGTCAGAGTGATTGTGCCAGTGGTGGCGCTGGCCCAGACAGTTTTTGACTCGTCGACATTGATATCTTCAAACGGGCCGTTGGTAGTCTGTACGTCGACGATCTGCCAGTTGTCATGCGCGTAACGGCGCAATTCTTTAGGCGGATAGGAAGGATGCACGATCGTCATCACGTCGGCGCTTTGGGTGAATTTCAGGCCGAAAACATCATTTTCTGTATAAGGTGTCGCCAGCTCGTAGATTACATCACCGGTGGTGAGCACCAGGCCGCCGTCTTTGATGACGCGCATGTAATTGTGGCCAAACTCCAGCGCATAGGTCTGCACCGTCGAAAACTGGAAAGGTATCAGGCGACATTTGCGATCCGGGTATTTCGCCTCGGCGATGAACTGCGTGCCCGGGCGGTTCTCTACCCCGCCATACTGCCGCACGATAAAGTTATCGCACTTGCGCAGCGCCACCTGGTACTTCGCCATATCGATGCGGCCATAGAGCGATGGAGCAATTTCTCCACCTGAGAAGCTCGGTTGTATCCAGCTAACAGCCATCAGCACATCCTCGCTACGGTAAACGGATCGTCAGGCATTTGCGGTTCCTGCGATTCGTTCATGCTGTGAGAGCCAGCACTGAGGATGATCCGGCTATACATGCTCAGGGCGTTATTGCCGAGGTCGGCATTACCCGTGAGAACCATGTTAATAGCCGCGGCCAGGCGCCAGGATAGAGCCTCCTGGAAGATGGAATCGAACATGTTCACGTCGGTGATGCGGGCAACATACCGAAGCCAGGCCTGCGGCAGATCGGTGTAAATCAGTCGCCCAGTGCCGGCGCTATCCGCGCCGACCACATACTGCACGCGCATAGCAGCCGTCGGATACCGAACACCGGGAACCGGAATTTCAATAATCTTCAGGCAGTCAGTCGGATACGTGTATGCGAATGCCCAGTCCTGCGGTGGGTTGTTGGTGTCAGCCAGCGCGATAGTCTTGGTCGCAAAATTCCAGTCAAAATCGGCCAGGACAGCATCGCGAATCGACTCGTAATACAGGGAGCATTGCCCGGCTTCTTTGCTGGCTTCCTCCAGGCTGTTGATGCTCCGGTTATTACCGATGTTGCTCAGCGCCCGGTTGCAGATCTCAATGACAGAGGCCATTACTCGCCTCCTTCACCGTAAAGCGTCTGCGCCGCCGTCTTCGGCGCCTCACCTGAAACAGGTGCCAGCGCCATATCGGTGATTTGCAGATCCGCGCTGCGGAAAGTGCCATCGTCGCCTTCACGCGCCGAGATACCTTTAATCACTGCTTTTGCGGTGATCATCACCTCAGTTCCTACATTCTGCGGCGGGGCTTTCAGCTTATTCAGGGTGTCATTGTTCAGCGTGATGCACAGCCCCCACGGATATTCGTCACGGGTTTTGGTCTCGCCGCTTTCATCCTGGTAGCTGTCGGTGCCGGTTTTGAGATTGACCATTTCCATAGAACGCTCCTACAAGAAAGGGGCCGAAGCCCCCTGGTTTATTCTGAGGCTCAGACGCCTAAATCTTTTCGCTTTTCGGCGATCTTCTCGCGCAGCGTTTCGGCTTTGGTGTTGTGATGAGGTTTCTCGTTAAAGAGCAGTTCGTACTCTTCGCGGAGCTTATCCAGCTCGTCATCGCCACCACCGTCTTCGTTCAGCGGCTCAGGTTTAACGACGGCGGGAGCCACAACCTTTTGCGTTGCCTTCGCCTTTGCTTCCTTTGCCGCTTCGTTCAGCGGCTCCAGCGCGGAGCCAGGCACCCCGTCATACTCAATCTCTGAACCCTCCGGCCAGAGGTTGTTATGGATATGGGACAGACGCAGCACGCGGTATTTTGCTTTTTCAGCTGACATCGATATCTCCTTAGCCGGTCACTTTAGAGCGGGTCGGGTACGGGGTATTCGCATCAACATCCAGGTTGATACCGGAGGTGAACGCGCCAGCAGTCAGCGGGCCGGTGGCTACGGAGTAGTTCACACGCAGATAGCGCTGAACGCCAGCAGGTACCTTCGCCGACACAACGCGCTTACCAGCTTTAAGCGCTGCCAGAGCCAGGGCTCCGCTGTCATAAATGGTCGTCCAGGTGCTGTTGTCCGGGCTGGTCTGCAACTGCACGTTGACGGTGGCGGCGCCAGCAGCGGTAGCAGTGGTGTTAACGAGAGCCCAGAACTCCAGCGGATAACCTACGCCGATATCACGGCGGGTGCCGTCGACAGGCGCCAGGTCAATCACATCGGTAGAAGCAGCAGTAGCCGTAACCGCCTGCGCTTCGGAGAACATCAACAGTTTGTCGAGGATCATCTTCATTTCTCCATTTAGCAGCCCGTTACCGGGCCGCTGGTTATAGTCAGGGGTTAAACCACGCGAGCTTCAGTTTCCAGAAGCGCATCGGTTTCGCGAATCGGAACGCCACGGAAACTGGTCCACCAATCGCCTTCAGTCTCTTTGACGCTAATCGCCAGAGAGGATTTCTCCAGAGATTGCAGATCAAGAGCCTGGGCAACGGTGCGGTTCATGTAGAACACCGGGCGCCCCATGCCACGGTTAGGGATGCGATGCAGCGCTTTCACCATGAGCTTGGCGATGTTGGCTGCCGCAGCAGGATCGGACAGGTCGCTGATATCGATGTTCGCGATGCGCACAACGTAGCGCCAGTCGCGCAGGCACAGACCGTTATCCCACTTATAGTGGGTACGGTAGCCTTCATACTGCCCGCCGCTGGCATCTTTCAGAGTCTGCTGGCCTTTATCTTCCATCTGCAGACCTGCTTTCTGGCCTTTCGGGAAGATACCGTGAACGGTGTTTTCGCCCCATACAATGAGCCAGATTGAAGTGTTATCGGTGCCAGTACCGCCGGCGTCGATAATGTTTTGCGCGTTGGTAGCCGTCAGGTCGGAGTAGCGAGAAGACAGGCCCATGAACTGCTGCGGGTTAACGCTGGAGTCGCCATAAAAAAGCGTTTGAGCCATCTGCTGATTCATCGCCTCGAGGAAAGCGCGATCTTCTGACAGCCGAAATTCAGCGGTATTTCCGTTCAGATCTGCCAGAGATTTATCAATCTCCGCATAGGTTTCCAGCATGCCAATGCCATCGGTAACCTGCACAGTGGTCGATTTGCTCGGCTGTACGCCGTAGTTGAGAAGACGCCAGGTCGCCGACGGCAGGCCAGAGCGAATGGTCGTACGATGACCGGTCGGCAGGTTGCCTTCAACGATCAGCATGTCCTGCAGGATCGGGTTGGTTTGGGAAAGGAGTTCGATAATTTTATCTACTTTCCCGTTCGGGTCGATGCGCTTACCCCAGTCAGCCAGCGTCAGCGCAGTAATGCCTTTAACAGCCATGGTTATATCCTCTCTTATTTGCCATAAAGCACTTCGGCCGCACTACGCTGACCGCTTTCTTTTCCTGTCACCACGCCATCTTCTGACATGGCTTTTCCTACTTTGACGAACGCCTTCACCAGCTCCGGGTGATTACCCAGCCCTGTGCCGTTCAGATACTCTTTCAGCGCCGGAGTGCCGAAGGTGTCCAGGGCGCGCTGAGCAATGCCGAGGTTTGCCGTCAACTTGTCGCCACCGATTTCTTTATCGGCTTTGACGGTTGCTGCCCATTCTTCAGTTTGTGCCTGCCATGCATCTGCCTGGCGCTGCTGCACACCGGCCAGAATTTTCGGGTATGCATCCACCAGCTTCTGCGCCTGCTCATTGGTCAGGTTCAGTTCACGGGCAACCGGCTCGAAGTCCTTCAGCGCTTCAGCGTCCAGCTCGACGCCTTCACCTGCCTGGAACTCATATTTCTCCGGCGCGCCTTCCTGCTTCTGCTCTTTCTCGGTTTTTTGCTGCTCTCCGTCCTGGTTCTCAGTCTTTTCTTGCTGTCCTTCACCATCAACGGAAGGGTTTTCACCATCCTGTTGTGCAGGCTGATCGCCCTGATGGTCAGCACCTGTGCCTGGTGCAGATGGTTCAGATGCCGCCGGCGCAGCGCCGCCATCAGCGGGCTGTTCATTGCAAAGACGGCGGTGTAACAAACGTTCAAACAAAGTCATTGCTCATCCCCTTAAACAGGAATTGTTTTGGCTTTCAGCTGCGTAAGGACAGCATTCAGCGTGGTACGAAGAGCCGCGGCATCATTGAGAAGCGCGTTGTACTTCGTCACCAGGTCGTTGTGATCAACAAGGAGACCAGCCACATCGCTTGCACTGGATGCGGTATCTGCGGTTGCGGTAGCTGCCGCAGCGGCGGCAATGGAGGCTCCGAGCTTTACGCCGCCGTAGTCAGTGGTCGTGGGCGCGCCAATTACCGCCGGCGCCGGATCGGGAACTTCAACGATCTGCTTATTGCCATCGAAACGGACTACGCGCTGTTTTTGGATCTGAGTCATTTGATTACCCCATTAGCCTCTGCGGCCATCTTCAGATACTGTTCAGGGCAGTGCGCCATGACGCGCTGGAACAATGCCAGCGCCAGGTTGCGCTGCCCCTCGTTGAAAGCAGTCACTTGCGGATCACCGGCAAAGCAGGCAGAAAACACCTTGCCCTGCTCCAGTACCCCCCAGATCACCCGGCGGCCCTGCTCGCTACCCATGACGAAACGGATATCTTCAATGTCACGCTGTTGAAGGATTTCCTTCTCGCGTGCAGATTCAGCAGCCAACTGGTCATCATCAAAATCTGTCATTGCTGACCACCTGCAGGAGCACCTGCTGCGTTAGAAAGCGCTGTCAGAACGCTTGGATCCGCCGTCTGCGCTTCGCTGAGGGTCTTGGCACCCTGAGCGGCAGCCATGCCCATAGCCACCATTTGCTGCTGTTGCTGCTGCTGAGCGCGCTGCTCGCGAACCTGCTCAACCTGTTCCTGTGGAACGATGACTGTCGGCGAGACACCGGACATCTCCGCGAATGCATCGATGGCCTGATCCACGTTGAGTTTGTCCAGCGCTTCCGGCTTGGCCTGTGCCAGCTGGCCAATGAAGCCAACGGTGGATGACAGGCTGGATAGCCCAATAGATTTCTGCGCCTGCGCCATCACAGAGATGTACTCAATGCGCAGCGGCATACCCTGCAGGACGTCCGGCGGCTGCGGGAGAAGGTTTTTTCTCGCCATGATGGAGAAGGTGCGATCGATAAGCGGGTTCAGGCATTCATCGTTCAGACGTTCCAGCACCGGGCCCAGCATCAACAGCTTCTCTTCTTTCATCTCGATCACCGCTTCAACCGGCATCGAGCGGGTATTGATGTTCTGCAACATCATGAAGAGGTCGACAAAGTAGGCGCTGTTGATGATCTGCCGCGTGTCCTGAATGTCTGCCAGCAGGTCGGCGGTATTCGGGTTAACCAGATAGGCAGGCTTAAATCCGTCCTGGCCGGTGACCTGATCGATATAGGTGATATCGCCAGGCAAAAGGGAAACACGCTGGTTGCGGAGTGATGACGGGCCAACCATCGGCGGGTTGGTGGCCTTGTCGATCAGCTGGCTTTTGCGCTTTTGCTCAAGCTGCAGAGCCTTAACCTGACCAAGGGCAATCATGCCCGGGCAGGATGAGCCGTATACGTCTTCGCCGTTCACTTCCCAGCGCGGAGCCATAATCGGGAATTCATCGAAACCAGACTCACGCAGCAACTTATCGCTGTCGCCTCCAACCTCGTAATAAACCGATTTAACCGGCTTATTTTTGCTGTTGAGCTTGGCAGTATCGCGGTCGATGTTCGGATAAACGGCATGAATAACTTCGATCCAGCTTTCGTAGTTACCGGAATCCCACATGCCCTTCACTGAATCGCTGACGTTATTGAGGCCAAACTCCATTACCAGTTGGCGCACCGTCATGGAGAATTTGCGGAAACAGGTATCAACGCTGCCGCGCGCAGAGTTCGCCATGTAGTAACTGCCGATCGGAAACATCATCGTGCGGATAACGTCGCTGTCATCTTCCAGCACAGCCATAGCGCCGGTGCTGTAATTCCCCAGGCTGGCGTAAAGCAGAGGCAGTGACTGGTAGATATTGGATTTGTTGAACACTTCGTTCATGCGGCGCTGAACGACTTCAAGCCACAGCTTCACTGGGCCGTAGTCCATCATGTCAGGGTCAGGCGTTGCCAGCTTGAACCACGGGCGCGCAGGAGAAGTGATCCCCGACATCATGCCGCTCGATAGCGTGCGTGCTGCCAGGGTGGCGGTGGGGTCAACAATTTTCGTATTGCGGCGGTCATCCCGGTTTACATCGGTGACCAGGAAGCGGGAGCCACGCGGATTGATGAAGTCGCTCAGTTCGCGCCAGTGCGGATCGAACGATGAGCGATCATTAGTGAGCTGCGCCTGCTGTTTTTGCAGTTGCTCTTTCAGGGTTTCCGCTGCCATCTGCCGCGCTCCAGTTACTGACCGAGCAGCGTTTTGCCGCTGGTATTTGCGGCGGAGGTATCACCCTGCGCCCCGGTCAGCAGCGTAGAACTACGCCCGGCGGCCGCACGGCGGCGCCTGGTTTCTTCATCGCGGGAATCGAATACAGCCTGGTCCTGCTCCTGCGGAGCCGCCTGAACTTCTGGTGCTGCAGGTACTGAAGGCTTGCTGCCAATGCACATATCGATACTCCATACGCGTTTAAATTATTACCAATTTAACCACATATGATTTATTTGTCGTAGTGTATTGACCTTTTGACGATAAATTATTACCTTTTTGGTAAACACAACATGAAAGCGCACCCCATTCCCTTCCATTGGTGGCTTTGTCGTTACTCAGATGGCGGAGTGCGCTTCCAGGTGTGAAAGAATCCGGTGTATGGCACATGCGTCGATAGCGGCCCGGGCGCTCCTTGGTACATGACCCAGCGGGTAGCCGGAATGTGCAAGCCATGCCCTGCATGCACGACAGCGACTCACCATCGTGGCGGTACGGTGTGACACCTCGGAAGAGACGAGGATATTTAAGACAACAAGCTGAGCAGAGTGAAATGCTTGTGACCCTCCAGAAATGGAGACGAGCCAAAGTGCCGTGTTAATGCGTCCTCTGCAAACCTTCACAACAGGCAAGGGCATTGTAAGTAGCATATCTGGGAAATGCGGCTTATGCAGATGCGGTTCGATTCCGCCGCAGTGCTCTTTCCGTTGTGGTGAATGCGCAGGCTGATGCGCGACCGATGTATTCACAGCGCCCATGGCAAGCCGTAACCAATCGGCGCCTCAAGACAGTGTCACTGGTAGTGCGGGCGCTCTAACCAGTAAGCCGGAGATCAGCACCGGCCACCACACCAGAATCACGCCTCAGGACCGTGATACCCGTAGTTCCAGAGCAAGTTTGGCGGTGGCAGTTATTCCCTTTCTGACCACCGCCCTTTTTACAGCAGGACGCCATTGCGATGACTTCATGCTGTAAACCCTGTGACACCCAGCTAAGGACGGCACTTTCCATCATCCCTGTTTCGCCCGGTTCGTCCGGGCATTTTTTTGCCTGTCTAGTACCTTACAGGTATTATCAAAACCTCACACAGCGAGGAGGTTCTATGTCAGAGCAGGCTTTTGATTTAACCAAAATTAAAGAGATCGATCAGACCGACGATGCTCAGAAGGCAAATCGTCTGTTGGCTAATGGATGGGTTCTTCTTAAAGTAAGTGAGTCTCAGTTTAACGATGGTGAAGGTGCTATTCGTTCAGCAATTTGGTTTACTCTTGGAAAAGAGTGAGTAATCAGCCCGCCTACGCGCGGGCTTTTTTACGCCCACGGGTCGTACTCACTGATCACGTTAGGCTGCTTGCCGCCGGCAGCAGGGAAATCTGAACGCTTCGTCACTGGATATGCGAACGTCAGCAGTAGAGCATCGCCCTTGCCCGGAGACCGGCCAAGACGCTCTTTGATATCTTCCTTTGGCTCCATGACGATCTTACCGTCCACCCTCACCTTGTACTCTGCCGCCGACAGGTCATCAGCGGTCTCCTGATCGTCCAGCGCACCGCCAAGCTTCAGCCACGTTTTGCAGGCGTTAAACATCTCGCCGCGCTTGTTGAGCATCTGGGGATCGGTCGAGCCGCCGCCGAACGGGATTAGCTGCCAGGTACGCCCCCATCCGTCACCGATCGACTTCAGCCCGGTGCCGTAGCCGAAGTCGATAAACACCGCGTCAGCCTGGTACTGGCCCTCAAAGTCAGCGATACGCTTAGCCATAATCAGATCGTCGGTGGTCTTGTTGCCGGTCCACAGCACTTTGCTGTGCAGCCCCTGGCGGAGATAAATCACTGCGTCATCCACGCCGGAATATGCCGGGTCGACGCCGATTATTCGCGGGGCATGCGCCACCTGCGCAGCGGTAACCACGCGCTTCATCGCCTCATCAGTCAGCCCGGTAGGGATGAACTGCAGCTCCGACGCATCAGGGAAGATCCCGCGCACGCGGACCTTCACAAAGTCGCTGTCCTCGCCGTAGTCGTCCACCCATTTCTGCAGCTGCTGCTTGTTGGTGCCTTCGACGGTGCGGCTGTCGATTTGCGCGCACTTCCAGCGGTGCTTGTATTTGCGGAAGCACTCCCGGAACCGCCCGGTGTTGCGCGTAGGGTTACCGAACGCCACCCAGATGATTTCGGTGTCTTCGTCCGTCAGCGCGCCCTCAGCAACCTCCCAGACCAGATCCGCGATGTTGGATGCTTCGTCGAACACCACAACGATGCGCTTACGCTCGTTGTGCAGGCCTGCAAACGCCTCGGTGTTGTGCTCAGACCAGGGAATAGCATCGGCGCGCCAGCGTTTGTCGTGGCCCGGATCGTTGCTGTACATCGCGGTAGCGGTGCAGGTGAACCACTCTTTCGTGATAGCCAGGTTCGACCATTTGATGATTTCCGGCCAGGTCTTCGTGCGCAGCTGGTTGTCGGTGTTAGCGGTCACCACCACCTTGCAATCTTCACAGGTGGACATGGCCCAGTTAATCAGCATCGAGATGAACGCGGATTTACCGATACCGTGACCGGAGGCCCGGGCAATCATCAGCGGCTGGTGACGTGTTGCCGGGTTCTGCAGGTGCTCGCCTATCTCGCGGAATGCGTCAGCCTGCCACTGTCGCGGCCCGGAGGCGTGCGCCAGTTCTGTGCCATCCTCGCCCCACGGAAACGCATACAGCGCATAGCCCAGCGGGTCATGGGTGAAGCTGGCGATATCGTCGATCAGCTGTTCTTCCGGGGATAAAGCGGCGTCTGTCACTGGTCACCACCCTGGCGCTCTTTCAGGCGGCGCCGGGCGGCGGCCATGCGGTCGGCAATGGTAACGTTCACGTTAACTTCCATGCGCTCTTTGAACGCGTTAACGTCGACATGCTTACCGATGAGCTCGAGGTTTTTCACCTTGTCGGGCCATTTGATTTTCTTGAGGATGGTCTCTATCGAGGTCTCATCCATGTTCATGATGGTTGAGGACAGGTCAAACCCGCTAAGCGTGGTTCGCCAGATTTTCGGCCACTCGCGGATAGGCTTCAGGCTGCCGTCATCGTTCAGGATATCCAGCACGTCCATCTGGTCGATTTCCACCAGGCGCAGCAGCACGTAATCGGCACTGACGCGCAGGCGCTTGTTGCGCTCCTCCATGAGCTCAGCGATTCGTTTCTGGATACGCTCATCACGCATCATTGTGCTGGCTTTGACGTGGGCAGACTTTGGGGAGAACCCGGCATTGATGGCCGCCTGCGTCTGATTTTCAGGGCATTTCACATACTCCTGGGCGTAGGCTTCCTGCATCACCGTCAACGGTTTGTACTGAGTCGATTTGCGCTTCGGATCCTTTGGCATGGTAAACACCCCGAAAATAATTACCTTTTAGGTAATAATACCATGCCACCAGCGATGTTACATGATCGGAATATCATCATCACTCACCCACCCGGCCCGGTTTATCAGGTAGGTAACGACACCCCGCACTTCAACATCGTCCAGGGCGTCCCCTTCCAGCGCCTCACCATCATCAGTGATCAGCGCCTGCCCACGGAAAACAGCGAATTCAGTTTTCCCGGCATATACGATAAGGACATGATCACCCTGCTTTGGCCGGCGGCAGACATCGACGATGGCATAACCGGCGGCAGTCTCCAGGGCGCGACAGTTGGCGTCATACTGACAAAGGCGGGAAACGGTTAGCGTTTGCTCAACGTAGTCTGCGGCAGGTGATGGAAAACCCATAATGGAACCTCACATAAAAATACTGTATATTTAAACAGTGTGCGCCGGGAGACCGGTTAGAGATCAAGGGGTGAAAGTCCCCGACCATTGAAGGACCAGCAATCCACAAGGTCCCCGAGTCATGCGTTGCATACCGCGAGGTATGGGGCGAAGCGTTGACAGGGGTGTTGACAGGCCAGCCATTGAGCCACGAAATGTATATTAAATTACCGGGTGCCGACGTTGTACTGTTAACGGAAGGCAACATCATAGGGTGCGATACTGCGAGTGCCACATGGACCCGGCGGGGTCTGAGACCCTGGCATGTCAATACGATCTCTACGCGGGAACCGGGAGATCTCCCCTCTGACCATCTGCCAGTGTCGGAGATGGCCCGCACCGGGAAGACGAGGAGTCATAGCCGGTGATGTACGGAGAGGAGAAGTCGGACTCGCTCATAGTAGCGGCGAAGCAGGCGAACAACCCGAAAGGAGCGGAGTCAGTGGAGCGAAGGAGCGGGGCCAAGGGGAACGCGGAACAGCCACACATGCGCCGGACACAGAGCCGGGAAAGCATGTCACAGAGGCTGTCACGCGTGCGGGAAGCTGCGAAGCAGCGGAAGAAAGAACGGTTTACAGCATTGTTCCACCTGCTGACAGTCGAAGCACTGGAAGCCGCATTCCTCTCCCTGAGCAGGAAAGCGGCCGCCGGAGTGGATGGCATCAGGTGGATGGACTACGCCGGAAACATGAAGAACAACATAACAGATCTGCACCGGAGGCTACATCAGGGCAGCTACAGGGCGCAGCCCGGCAGGCGTCACTACATCCCAAAAGCGGATGGAAAACAACGCCCGCTCGGCATCGCCTCGCTGGAGGACAAGATCGTCCAGTATGCGCTGGTGAAAATCCTGAACGCAGTCTATGAAAACGACTTTATGGGGTTCTCATACGGGTTCAGACCCGGGCGAAGCCAGCACGATGCACTGGACGCACTGGCCACAGGGCTGGTACGCACTAACGTAAACTGGGTACTGGATGCCGACATCAGTCAGTTCTTCGACAGGGTGAGCCACGAATGGCTGATCAGGTTCACAGAGCATCGGATCGGCGACCGGAGGGTAATCAGGCTCATACGTAAGTGGCTCACAGCCGGGACGTCGGAGGAGGGTCAATGGCGAGCAACGGAGGAAGGCACCCCACAGGGTGCGGTCATCTCACCGCTGCTGGCAAACATATACCTCCACTACGTCTTCGATCTGTGGGCGCATCAGTGGCGACGTCGCTATGCCACAGGCAATGTGGTAATGGTCAGATACGCCGATGACATCGTCATCGGGTTCGACAAACGATACGATGCCCGGCGCTTCCGTATAGCCATGCAGCGCAGACTGAGGGAGTTCGGACTCACGGTTCACCCGGAGAAAACCCGTCTGATGGAGTTCGGCCGCTTCGCTGCCGAAAACCGTGCCATCAGGGGAAAAGGCAAACCAGAAACGTTCAACTTCCTCGGGTTCACGCACATCAGCGGGAAAGATCGCAACGGCAGGTTCATGCTGATACGAAAGACCCGCCGGGATCGGATGACGGCAACTCTGAAAGCCATCAAAGACGGTCTGCGAAGGCGCTGGCATTACTCAATCCCCGAACAGGGAAAATGGCTCAGGAGAGTGGTTCAGGGATACCTGAACTATCACTCGGTACCGGGCAACTTCCCCACCATGCAGAAGTTCAGGACACACGTAACAAACCTCTGGCGCCGGGCGCTCAGGCGCAGGAGCCAGAAGGATGATACGACCTGGACGAAAGCAAACAAACTGGCAGCCGCATGGCTACCAAGGGTTCGGGTTCTTCATCCATGGCCTGTGGAGCGGTTCACCGCCAGACACCCGAGGCAGGAGCCCGGTGCGTAAATCGCGCACGCCGGGATCTGTGCGGGGGGTATCCGGTAACGGGTATCCCTACCGCGACATAATCATGTGAGGATTTAGTCAAATCGTCGTGACATGTCACAGGGGTAATTTTGTTTCATGCCAGCCCAGAGTGGCCCAGCATTGAGAGTCACCAGCGCACGGGCATGATGTTACCGGCAGTTGATCGCCGCACTTGCCGCAGCGGCGTTTGCTGATGGCGTTAATCCGGCCGCGCACCCGGGCATCATCCTGGCGGATCAGCAGCGCGATGTACTCGGCCATTTCGTAGGGATCGCGACCAGGGCGCCGAGCGGCGCAGTTCCGCGCCAGCATTTCCTGCTCCTGCTCATCAAGCACCAGCTCGAGCTTTCTCTCACCGGCGGCGGACTGCCGCGCGCGCTGCGCGGCTTTGCGTTCTGCGGGGGATTTAGGCATCAAACCATCCCTCGTATTCTGACTCGATGACGCGATGAGATAAAATCTCCATGCGCCTGTCCCGCCTGTCCGATGTCGGGTCCGCATCAATTTCTGCGGCCCTCTCCGCTAGGAACGCTACTGCCTTGAGGTATTCCTCTTCCCTGAAATTGCCGTAGCAGATGCCGTCAGAGCAGACACGCCATACCGTTCTGCGCGGCTCTTCTTCTTTTCTGGCTATAAGGTCGCCCACGAACTCTCGAAGAGAGCGTAATTGATCAAGGTCGAAGGTTCTGATTTCATCGCGTACGTCACTCACCTTTCACCTCCTGCGCCGTTCTACGCTTAGCTATTGCCAGCAAACAAGTCAGCACGAAAGCGCGGTGCTGTCGCATTCCCTCTGTCATGGTTTTGGCTCCTGCGGTGCGGCCGGCAGCGGCATCCAGTGAGTTGGTGTCCATGACGCGCCGGGGATCAACCAGCCGCTACTCTGCGCATCAGGGTGTCCAGGGATATACGTTGCCCATTTGCAACACCACCGCGGCTTCTCTCCCCACCAACGCCCGACCAAAACCTCATGACGACTTGGCGGCATCTGCTCGCTTACCGGAATCCATTCACCCGGCACGGTAGCGGGTTCACTGCCGGGTGACTGCGGGGCGGCTGCGAGCATGGCGGCGCGGCAGGCGTTTTCTGCAATATCTGCGCATTCCTCAACGATATCGCGTGCGCTTTCCGGGAACTCAGATAGGCACGCACGTATCGCTGTCGCGGCGTCCGGTACTACCGTCGCGGGCTGCGGTCCTGCCTCTCGATACACTGGAATATATCCGGGGCCTGCATCTTCGCTACCAGCCTCACCGTCAATGACGCCGCGAGCTAAATATGCGTCATTGAGCCACGCGATGGGCTCACGCTCTACTACCGGCACCGGCTGCGCGTGGCGATAGAGCTTAGTGCCAGGCTCAAAGGACTGGATAAGGCGGCGATAAGAAAGCGCATCCCCTCCATCATCGCCAACAACAATCACCGGCTCGCTGTCCGCTACCGACTGCGCTGGCGGCATATCTGGACCTTTGCGAATAGCTTTTGACAGCTCGATAGGGTCATCGTACACCCAGTCTCCTGTTTCAGGGTGATTGGCTTCTGCCAGTTGGGCGGCCCATTCCAGACCGTCTTTGTGTCCCTGCAGGTAGTCAATCGGCAGTTCAACCGACTCGCTGCTGTCCATTGCGGCCAGCGCCATGCGGGCCAGCTCTCGTTCTTCTGATGCGCTCGGCTCTGGTCCGTTGCCCAGGAAAATTTGCTGTGCGCGCTCTCTGGTTATGGTTGATTTGGTCATTGGTCACCCTTAGGCGTGCATACGCCACGTAGAGAAACGTCGGCATTGTTTACCTTTTTCACTTCGGCAAATGCAGCTCGACAGGCGGATTCTGTTTGAAACTCTTGAGTGGTAATGGTCGGGTTTTCGTAACCGCCGAACATCCAGATAATGAGCACCCACATCACTCAACCTCCACCTTGATGCCAGCGGCGCGGTCGAGGCGCTCAATTTCAGCCAGAATTAACGCGCCAGCTTTAACCAGGTCACGTCGCGGACCGTCCGGTTTCCACCACTTTCTGTCCCATGGCCATGCTGAGGGAGCTGAGTTGCGTAACTTATGGTGGCTATCAACAGCTGATATCGCGTACAGTCCGCCTGCAATTGCCATTTCAAAATTTACATGCTGGTCATCATGTTCCGGCGTCCATCCCTCCGTCGTAACCTGCCGCTTACGCTCTGCCAGTACATCAGCGGCGGCAGCGGTGACGGTGCTGGCTTGTGGCGACGCCAGCTTGTACGCCATAACATCCATGTCTCCGCCGGTATTCATCCACCCTTTAACCTTTCCCGCCGGGTACGGTATTTTCAGCTCCTGTTTTCTGGTTTTCAGGTATACAAGTTCATCCAGACCCAGCGATTCCGGTCGCCATTTCCCGTCATGTTCTATCCAGTCGGTGACGGTGCGGGACTCCAGCTCGGCGATGCGCTGCTCAAGCTCGTAAACGCGGCTCTGCTCATCGTCGTCAATCAGGTAAGCCCCAACACATTCACCTTCTACCCAACCGCCAAAATCATGGTCATATCGTTCACATGAAAACTCGCCATCGCTATCTCTGGTAGGGATGGTGTAGCTGTCATACGGGCCGCCATATGTTGGTACGTAGCCAAATTCAGGGTGCTCAATCCACAGGAAGAATCTGCGACCGGTAATCGGGCAAACATCCGGCTTCCACTGATTATTAATACTTCCGGCACACTGCGCCTTCTCCAGCGCCTCTACCAGCTCAGCGCCAGCCGCTTTCCATGCGGCCCATAAACTGGTGTAAGTGTGATCAGAGTAGAATCCGGTATAGATGCGGAGTTTTTTGAGATAACCCCACGGCAGAGCGTTGCATTCTTCAGCCCACGCTTCGAATTTCTCTCTCTGCGCCAGTTCGGTGATATCAGTTGTCATGCTCGCCATCCTTCGCAGCTATAATTGCTGCATCCATCAAAGTCGTATGGGTTGTATTGCCAGGTAATGCGGCCACAATGTGGGCAGTTCCAGCGAACCTTTCCACTTTTTGCCTTCTGTCTGCGATTGTATTTTTTTAGCCATTCAGGCATCACCAGCCCGGCACCTTGAACCATAGTTCGGCGGTTGAAATTATTGATATTGAACGTGCGCCGCTTTACTGCATCTGCCAAATGGAATGGCAGCCACACAACGCCTGGCTCATCCGTGTTGGCGGATACAAAACGAATGCCTTGCTGAAATCATCGGTTGGCAACCCTCCGCTTTGTAACCAGTAAACATCGTTCCCGTTCCAGTCACCTTTTTTATACGCAACGTATGCGCTGCAACCTTGCTCAACCACGCTATCGCATGGGATGTACTGGCAATCCACATGCCATACAGCCAGGGCATCAACAGCATCAGCGCAAATCGGCTGGTCAATCTCTCTCCCGTAGTCCCAGCATCTCTGCGCCTCTTCCTGCGTATAAACGTGCGCGCGGTCGATATTGGAGCTGTATCCGTTTCCGTTATGGCAATGAAACGAGGCGTTGCTCCCCACAGTTTCTCGCGTGCAAAGCATGTAAAAACGGTTGCTCATTTGTCGGCCCCCTCGCGATGCCTGGAAATATAATCCGCAAGTTCGCCTTTTTTATTTATGTTTTGCATCTCAATCAGGTCTGACATTTCAAGTCCATTAGTCGGCGAGATAACAACAAAGTTACCGTTCACTTCAAACTGGCGACCTTGCTTCTCCATGCGCTTCACAAAATCAGCGACCTTTGACATTCAACACCTCCGAAACGAATGACTTAGCCCACGTTGCTTCTAGATGGCATTCCATTGACAAAAGATGCGCAGCAAACTCTTCCACCCCATCAGCCTTAATCCCGGCATAGATGCGATCGGTGGCGGGGGTTTGAACTGCCGTCACATTAGCCCGGTGGTCATTCCATCCGCGCGCATATATCGGATTTATGGACATGCCGTCCTTCACGCAGTACATCTGACCGCCGCGATTGATAACTTCAATTTCTTCTGCAACGCCAGCCTTCAGCGCCACACTCTCCGCAGCCAGCTGCTGGTACGCTTTCGCCAGCTTCAGGAACTTCTGCTCTCTGATCGACGGCTCGCCTGCGCTCTCAAGGGAGGCGATGAGCTCGCTTACTGTTTCGATGTTCATGCCGCCACCCATTCGATCGCCAGATAAGCCACATACAGGACGGCGACGATTGCCACCCACCCAATGATGTTTGCCACCATCACGAACAGCAGCAGTGACCGCCGGCTGTAATTCACGAAATCAAAATCCATACTTACCCCCGCTTACCCGTTTAACTTATTGATTCAATTGATATCAATGAAGATCGTTGTTTTAGAACTCTTCGACCTTCCACCCGCCGCCGGCTTTTGCCGGGAGCTTCGTTACTCCGATGATCCGGAATGGGTACTGGTCGGCGGCGACTTTGGTTTTCACCCTGGCATCGTCAGTCCAGAACCCTTTCACCTCATGCAATTCAATCTGGCCGTTTGCCAGCATCACGGCGAAGTCAGGCGTGTAGAACGTGTTGTCAGCCAGACGCAGCTTGATGCCTTCGAAACGGAACCAGGCGATTTCCCCGTAGCGCTTACGCAGCTCAAGGTTCTGGCAGTACGCCGTTTCGGTTTTGTTCATCTGGCCAGCTTTAAGCCGGCCAAGTGCCTGTAATGTCTTTCGCATGATTTTTACCTTATTGGTAATTTATAACCATAAACGGATCAATATCAATAGTCTTGCGCATATTTTATTACCCTTTTGGTAAACATTAAGGCGTAAAAAAACGCGCTTCCGCGCCGGTATTACTTGATGAGTCCTGCTGCCTTCCCTCGCCGGTATTCCTCCATCAGCCACTGTGCCGGGGTTATACCTCCGAGTGTCGCCGCGTTAGGCATGCATCCGAAGCTTCGACCTGGTGGATGGTAGGTATTGCCACCGGGGTCTGGAGGGGTGCTTATAGGCTCTGGCTTCGACTGGATGCTCAGAATCGGATCAGGTATCTGATGACCTGCCGCGACCTTTGATGCCCATTCGTCAAGAAGCTTACGCGCATGTTTCTCAACCTCAATCTCACTTAACTGACGCTGGTACATCGCGCGCCTGGTATCGCACACAATCCAGTACATGACAGGGTGGCGCCACGGGAATTGTTCTGGTCCGCCAGGCTGTAGGCTTTTCTCCTTGGCGTAGCGGTGAAACTCCCCCATCACATCTTCGATGCTCACGCCAAGCACCATCTTGCTGTCTTTGCACCACTTGATGAATTGACCTGGTGACGGCCAGAACGGTGATTCACTGGCACGGGCATGGCGCATTCCTGCTGATACCTGCTCGCGGGTACGGATACCACCTTCGGCGAAAGCGGCGATCCACTGGCGCTTAGCGTCGGTCTCCTGCTGTGCGGTCTTAAGGTTGGTCTGCTCTGCTGCCGGAAACAGTTGCTTGAGCTGTTTAAACAGGGCATCGACAAGTCTCTCTGCGCTGATGTTCACAACATTGTCTTGCTGAGCCTGGTGATTGTCCGGACCCATCATGCGAGCCAGGGCGCCGGCATCACGATTCTGAATTGCTGCGAATACGTTACTCATAAGAAATCCTTCCAGCCTTCAGGGCTGTTCCAGTGTGGTACTTCATCGTCAGAGCTTTCACCGCGCTTTCCTGCCGCTCTTTTTTTCCTGTTCATCAGCAGCCGGGCAAACTTCTGCTCCCACTGCACGTGTTGCATCACATTGCCTTCTGCCATCCAGTAGGTGATGAATTCGATCAGGTCTGATTTCTTGTAACCGTCAGCTGGTAGCGCATGGCCCCATGTTCTGGCGCGCATGACAAAGTCCTCTGACGGCTTCCAGTTTTCATGCATGGTGAATTTGCCAATTGGCTCTCCGATACCATCAACGACAACCGGAGGGACTTGAATTACTTCGCGCGCAGAGAGAGGGGTTTTTATTTCCCTGATCCCTGATCCCTGATCCATTCCTAATGGTACTTGTACCGTATCAGTACCGTACTCATACGGTAGTAGTGGTAAACCTTTGATTTTGCTTTCTTTTGGCTTATTCACTACCTGATGTTTAAGGAAATTAGTTATGACCCCAAAATGCTTGCCATCAGGGGTGGAAAACATGGATAAATAACCACAGTTGGAAAGCTCCCGTATTAGTACCGGAATAGGAACGGATGGTTCTCGGATAGGGAAAACTGCAGCTTTGATAAGCTTCGGGTTTGCATTGAAATAGCCTTCATCATCTGCGTAATTAAGCAGACCAATAGCCAGCAAGCAGGCTGGTTCTGATACCTCTGCCATGTCTTCATCGGTCCAGAACTCGGGCTTAATGGTGCGAATGCGGGCCATCAGATCACCTCCACGGCATTACCTTTTGAGGCCTCATGCATTAGCCGTTTTATCTCAGCATGGCGGCGGCGGTTAGTCTCGAGGGTGCATTCGACACAATGCCCGTTGTATACCCATCGCTCACTGTCATGGCCGTGCTTACATTGCTTACCGGTGTAGTAGCGCTTTAGTCCTGCCTTTGCCGCTTCGACGCGAGTAATGATCTCCATAGTTCCTGTCTCACTCTGGTTGTGGTTACGGTAATTTTGCAGCAAGCCAAAAAAAGATCAACCGTATTTGGATAATTATTACCAAATTGGTGTACAGGGAGAGGCAGGAGCCGCCTTGGGGTGGCGGCGCGGGTGAGTTTTGAGGATTAACGTTCGTGGAACCAGAGGACCAGGTCGGATTTTGCGGTGATCCACTTACGGGATTTGCAGGCTTTAAACAGTCTTTCTAACAGAGGCTTACGTGGAATTCTTCTACGGCCAGTCAGGTGAACCTGAATGTAGTGGCTGGTCGTGCCGGCGTCACTTGCGAACTCTTCGCGCTCAGCCGGCGAGAGGTCCAGCCAGCAGCGTTTGAAGTCAAATTTTTGCACATCGCTCATATTTTTTTAGTCCCGGACTAACTTTAGACAGCCTGATTATTACCAATCTGGTGTAAAAATCAATGACTGTTACCTTTTTGGTAAGTTTACCTTTATGGTAATATTCTATTAAATTTAATCAGTTAGGTAACAATTTCAGGCTAAAAAAATAGAAATGAAAAGCATCTACGACATACGACGCGACAACCTCAACGAGATAATCCGGAAGGATTTCGATAACACGCAACTCCGGTTTGCCGAGAGATTCAAAAAATCAGCGAATCTCGTTAACAGGTGGAGCAAGGGGACAAAAAATATCGGCGCCAACGCGGCACGCGAGATCGAGTCGTTCGCCGGGAAAGGTCGTTTCTGGCTGGATATCGACCATCTGTCAGATACCCCGACGCTGCCGGAGATTATCGACCCACAGGAATGGAGTGTGGAAAAGCAGGCAGCTTTTACCCTGGGTGTATGGATGGGAGAGCATCCGAATCTGAACTCAGAGAAAAAGGTTTCGGAAGCGGCCGGCATCGGTCAGGCGACCGTAAATCGCATCCTGAACGTAGAAGGTTCAACCAGCATTGGCGTACTGGCGGCTATCGCGCGGGCGTTCGGCCGCGATGCATATGAGCTGATCCTGCCGCCTGGCAATGCTGGCCTGATTGACTATGACCACCACGAATACGCCAGGCTGCCGCAGGAAGAGAAAAACAAGATCACCGCCTTCATCAAGTTCATCGTCAGCCAGAACCAATAGCCTCTAATCTACCTGTCAATCCTGCAATCCTGCCGAGGGGATAACTTCCCGCGCCTCATACATTTACCATTTTGGTAAACTTTTCCTAGTCACATCTATTGACTAATTCGTAAATTGATCAGATTATTACCTTAACGGTAACAACATGGCGTTGAATTACCAGAAACCCACCACATGGTGGCTTTCTCATAACCCTGATATTTACCAAATGGTAATAGTGAGGTGTGTATGCAATGGCAAATCATTAACGGCTGGTACTGCGTTACGGCATGCGGGCTGATGAGCTGGAAGTTTCGCACGCTGCCGGAAGCAATCAGCTGGGCGTTCGTCAGCAAACTGGCAGCAAAAACGGAAATGGGTATGGGGGTGAGCAAATGAACATTCAGCAGATTAACAACCTGAAAAAAATCATGAACAACATCGATGGCGACTACCAGCTTAACCAGATGCTGTACGAGCGCCACGTCGAGCTTATCGACGCAATCAAGTTCCATCAGCTGCAAAAGCCATTCTACGAACTGGAGCGCAAGGGCGTGCGTGCGGAGATCCTGGAAGAGCTGATGATGAGCTCTGAGTTTGAAGAATGCCTGGCCGCGTATCAGGCCGCGCTTACCAGCATCATCGCGAAGTGGGATCTGGCTGACCAGCTGGATACGGCGAGGAACGCGGCATGACACCAGGAATTTACTTCGATATCAGCAATAAGGACTACCACGCCGGAGACGGCGTGAGTAAATCGCAGCTGGATATGGTGGCGTTGAGCCCGGCCCTTCTGCAGTGGCAGAAATCAGCACCGGTCGATACCGAAAAGTTGAAAGCTCTGGATATGGGGACGGCTCTGCACTGCCTTCTTCTGGAGCCGGAAGAGTTCGATAAGCGCTTCATCGTGGCGCCAACCTTTAACCGCCGAACAAACCAGGGGAAAGCTGATGAAGCAGCTTTCATGAAGGATTGCGAGGGGAGCGGGAAAACAGTTATGGAGGCGGAGCAGGATCGTCAGTTGAAGCTGATGCGTGATAGCGCAATGGCGCACCCGGCAGCGCGCTGGCTGCTTGAGGCGGAAGGATTCTGCGAAGCCTCCCACTACTGGACGGATCCGGAGACTGGCGAGCTGTGCCGCATACGCCCGGACAAGCGCCTGAAGAATCACCCTGTCCTGCTGGACGTGAAGAAGGTTGCCGATATGGAGCGTTTCTCGCGCCACATTGAGGAATTCCGGTACCACGTACAGGACGCGATGTACCGCGAAGGCGCGCAGCAAACCACCGGCGATCCACATGGATTCTTCTTCCTGGCAGTGAGCGAAACCATTGACTGCGGCCGCTACCCGGTGCGGGTGTTCGAACTGGATGCGCAGGACGTGGACACAGGGCATGCGCTATACCGCCGGGATCTGAATACCTATCACCAGTGCCGCGAAACAGGAGACTGGGGTGGATTTGAAGTTATTAAACGCCCTGAGTGGGCACGTAAACAGGATATGTACGTATGAGCAACGATATCGCAATCACTTCTCAGCCTGGTGCTACCGTCGGCACCGCCGCGGCAATCTTCAGCCCGGAAGGGATGGATCGCCTGGTGCGATTTGCCACCCTGATGGCTGACAGCAAAGCCACCGTTCCTGCGCACCTGGCTGGAAAGCCAGCTGACTGCCTGGCGGTGACTATGCAAGCGGCGCAGTGGGGAATGAACCCGTTCGCGGTGGCGCAGAAAACGCATGTGGTTAACGGCACGCTGGGCTATGAAGCGCAACTGGTTAATGCGGTTGTCTCTTCCTCAAACCTTCTGGCCACTCGCCTGAACTACAAATGGGATGGAGACTGGTCAAAAGTAAGCGGGAAAACCGACAAATCGCCGAGCCTGACAGTGACAGTGTGGGCAACCCTTAAAGGCGAATCTGAGCCTCGCACCCTGACCATCAGTATGGCGCAAGCCGGCGTGCGCAACTCCCCTCTATGGGAGCAGGATCCGCGTCAGCAACTGGCTTACCTGTGCGTTAAGCGCTGGGCACGCCTGCACGCCCCTGATGTTCTACTTGGCGTCTACACGCCTGATGAGCTTCAGGAAACGGCGCCGCGTGTTGAGCGCGACATTACGCCACCGGCTAGCACCGCTGCGGGGATGAATCAGCTGATCAATTCGCACCCTGATCAGCACCATGAAGAGAAGGCGAAAAAGACTGACGACCGCGCCCCAGAAGACATTCTCTCTGGCTTCTCTTCTGCGGCTATGGCGGCTCGTAACGTTGCAGAACTGGACAAGGCCTACAAATACGCGGCCCACCGTCTGGCTGGTAACCAGGAGTTACTGGACGCTGCCACCGATGTATACGGCATCCGCAAAGACGAACTGAACGAAGTCCCTATGTAATCACCACCGCGGCGCGCCCGGCGCCGCACTGAAAAAAGAGAGGTAACGATGAAAGGTGCATTAGGCAAAAAGGAACTGCTGGCGGTGGTGCCTGTATCGATGAGCACTATCGACCGCATGGAGAAAAACGGGGAGTTCCCGAAGCGTTTCTGGATCACAGACAAGCGCTGTGCCTGGAACAGCGAAGAGATCGAGCGCTGGCTGGACGAACGTCAGCAGAACGGCACAACCGAGTTTGCTGGAAAAAAGCCTCCGGTTGAGCAGCGAGTATTTCGCCCGGTTGGTAACGCGGCGTGACGTCGCTGGCGAGGTACTGGGAAAGGTGGTCAGGATGGTTTCTGTACCTGGCCGCTGTATCCGCCTGGCTGTTCCTGCTGGCGGTCATTTTTCGAGAGGGTTGGATACGATGAATCGGATGGAAAAATACCACGCGGATTATGTCTCGCAGCGCAAAGCGCCACCTCTTGTCGCCGTAACGCCGGCGGCAATGGAGATCGAGCAGCGCGCTATTGCCCGCGAGAACAAAGGCCAGTACCGCCTGGCCGCTCGCCTCTGGCTTGAGTGCATGGATGCGGCCACTGGCGAGGTTGAGCGGGCCCGTATCGCTATACGCCGCGATCAGTGCATTGGCCGCGGGAACCGGCTTCGCCAGGGATGCTATGCCGGGATCTGCGCCACCGCCGGAGTGATTTATGACTAACCCACACGACAGCATTCGCGTAGGCAGTATCACGCTGGTTTATTCGTCAGTATGCCGTGGCTGGCTGGCGCCCGGCGGCCAGGTTATCCAGAACCCGCTGAAGGCTCAGCGCCTGGCGGAGCAACTGAATAGCAAGAAGGTGGCAGCATGAATAGAGCCTCTCCCGTTGATTTAAGAAAATGCCTTGAGGCCGCACATGGCCTAGCGCATATCGGCATCCGTTTTGTTCCGATCCCGGTAGCGACAGAGGAAGAGTTCCAGTCACTGTCTGCCGAGCTTTCACGAAAGCTTGAGCAGATTGCGGTTGAAGCGGAAAAAAGCGAAGGCGGTGCAGCATGAGCGGAAAATACACCCTGATTTATGCGGATCCACCATGGGCATACCGTGACAAGGCCGCTGACGGTGACCGCGGCGCCAGTTTCAAATATCCGGTTATGAACGTTCTTGATATCTGCCGGCTGCCAGTATGGGAGCTCGCTGCCGAAGATTGCCTTCTGGCGATGTGGTGGGTACCAACTCAGCCGGTAGAGGCGCTGAAAGTCATGGAGGCCTGGGGCTTCCGCCTGATGACAATGAAGGGATTCACCTGGCACAAGACGAACAAGCATAAAGGGAACAGTGCGATCGGCATGGGACATATGACCCGGGCGAACAGCGAAGACTGCCTGTTTGCTGTGCGCGGTAAACTACCGGCCCGCATGGATGCCTCAATCTGCCAGCATGTCACGGCGCCACGCCTGGAGAACTCGCGCAAACCAGACGTTATCCGCGAGAAACTGGTGCAGCTGCTTGGCGATGTCCCGCGCATTGAGCTCTTTGCCCGCCAGTCGTCTCACGGTTTCGATGTGTGGGGGAACCAGTGCACGGCGCCGGCGGTTGAGTTGCTGCCAGGCTGCGCAGTGCCGGTAGTGAAGACGGAGGCCGCATGAACATTGCCGAAGAGGCCTCGCTGATACGACAACTCGAAGAGGCGCGCGCCATTATCAACCAGAGGAATGGTGAGATCATTCACCTGCAGAGAGAAGCGGCGCGCTACCGTGAGCAGCGGGATTCTGCAAACGCGATGGTTAAGTTCCTGCGCGGACTCTTTGAGAATTCTTCGAAGGCGACACAATGAGCCGCCTCCGGGCGGACTATTGTTCATTCATCCACTTTTCAAATGCAGACGGGGAGAAAGGCACCAGGTCGTAATGCTCCCCGTTTATCCATGCATCAACCATATTTGCCCACTGCTGCAGCATGTAGGCCCGCTGCCGGGAATACTCGGCCTTGTTGTAAACCGCCCTCACGCCCTTCTGTTCATGCGCCAGCGCCTTCTCTATCCAGTCTGAAGGGAATCCCGCTTCATGCAAAAGCGTGCTCGCTGTGCGCCGCAGGTCGTGCACTGTTAGAGGTTGCAGGTTCTCCCCGGCATCCTCTGCCGCAGCAACCGCGCGATCGATGACTGAGTTCAGAGCGGCATTGGATAACGGCTTACTGGTGCTGTAGCGACCTGGCAACAGATAATCACTCCCACCGGCGCACATCTGCAGGCCTACCATCAGATCCTGCGCCTGAGGCGGCAGATAGATGACGTGCGACCGGCTCCCCTTCATCCTGTCAGATGGGATCGTCCAGGTTCCTTTGCTGAAATCCACCTCTTTCCACGTCGCCATGATGAACTCGGTTTTGCGCACCATCGTGATCAGGATTAGCTTCACAGCCAGTTTTAAGGTTGGCAAAGTGCTGACGGTATCGAGCGACCTGAACAGCACGCCGATTTCTTCCGGCTGCAGGCAACGGTCACGCGGTTTAAACATGGCGATCGCCGAAGGTTTGATATCTGCGGCCGGGTTGAATAACCCGTGCCCGCGGTCATTGGCATACCGGTAAACGCTGCTGATGATTTCACGCGCCTGCACCGCCGTCGCACGTCCGCCGCGCTCGACTATGCGATCGCAAAGATCACGCACCATAGGGGTCGTTATCTCGGACATCATTTTGTTTCCGAGAACAGGAAGAATATCCCTGTCGATTACTGATTGCTTCATAGCCCGCGTACTGTCAGCCAGGACCACATGTTTCATGTAGGCGTCGGTATGTACTGTAAATGTTTCAGCGCCGCGGATCCGTTTGATACCGTCACGTTTCGCCGCAGCCGGCGACTGGCCTGCGTTCAGCAGCTTTTTAGCCGCTATCAGTTCATCCCTGGCTTCAGCCAGCGTGATACCGTCACGACCATACTGACCGATAACCAGCGTCTCCCGGCGGCCGTTGATGCGGTAATCGTAACGAAACGAGATGGTGCCTGAGATCAGCACGGCTACATACAGCCCGTCGCGATCGGAGACCTTGTACAT